AGATTGTTTACCTCTTCTTTTAATTTAGTAAAAACTTTTAGTAATGTTTCATCAGTATTAACACTCTCACGATTTATTCGTTTAATCTCTTTTTCAAGTGATTGTTTTAATTTATTTTGTTCACTTAATATTGCCTTTTTTAATTTTCTATCATCATCTTTAAATTCTCTATGATGCTCCCAAACTTTTACTGAAGTTTCCTTTAATTCATTAAATATATTATTCTTTACCTCTTGATGATTTTCAATTATATTCTTTACATCAACCTTTAATTCAAAATCTTTTGTTTCAATAGTCTCATTTAACTCTGAAACTCTAAAGTCAATCTTCTCTTTAATTAAATCAAGGTGTCCTTGAACCTTATTAAAGTCATCATCAATGATACTAAAAGTCTTTCCTATCCAAGAAAAGTCAGGAACCTCTTCTACTTTCTGAACCCAATCAGGAAAAGTGGGAATTGACTCCTTTACATCTTGAATTTTTGTTTTTAGTGCTTCAAGATCACTTTCATAGTACTTTACTTCTGGTAAAGATGAAATTTCTTCCTTAATTAAATCAATTTTTTTGTAAATATATTCAATATCTCCATCATATTGTTTAATTTCAGGTATTTCAGGTATTTTTGACTCTATTTCAGTTAATTTTACTTCAAATTCTTCATTTTTTGCATCTAAATTATAAATTTTATCACTTTTAAGATCAAACCTTGATAAATTATCTTGAATTTCAATAATTTTTTCACTTAAATCACCTAATTCATCATCATAATACTTTATTTCAGGTATTTCTGGAATATCTTTTCTTACATCATTAACAAGACGTACTAATTCCTGCCATTCTGGTGCTTTTACTACATCTATAACCTCTAAAAATGATTCACCATTAGCATCTTCTATGGTTTCAGAATTATTTTCTTCTGGTTGTACAACAAATTCTTCTATAGAAGGAAGATTTTCTTCCTTAAAACTATCTAAAGAAGGTAAATCTTCTTGATTTTGTAAAAAATCATTGACTGACGGTAAATTTTCACCTTCTTTTTGTGACATTGCTATTAGTATCCTTACTTTGGGATTTCTCTCCCTCTGATCTATTTATTTGAATTATCCTTTAACAATTTCTGTAATTCAGCAGTTGATCCCACAAACAAAGCATTGTTTACTGTTGTTGGACCTTTACTTGTCTGCTGTTCATTAACATCTTTTAATTTTTGCTGAAGAGACATTAATTTATCAGTTGCATCAGCAACATTTTTAATTAATTGGCCAGCAACTTCATATGCTCTTGGCATTTCACTTTCTTGTGCAAGTTCAAGAATACCATTAATTGCTTCCTGCCCCTTTTCAATAATTGAATAAAGATTACCTCTAGTATATTCGTAATCTTTTTCTACATCATTCTTATTAAGATGAGCAGGTCTTTCTTTTTCAATTGGTGTAATGTTGATCATTTCATCATTCATGATACAACACCATCAAAACCAAAATTATCACCTATTTCAATAAACACATTATCTGCTTCAGTAATACTGAAGATTGCTGCTCCTAAAACATGTTCTTGCGCAGAAGTGTTCATCTGTGCTCTAGATACAGTCAAATTGTTACCAGAAATCTTAGTTACAAGCATGTTTTCTTCACCAACATAAATGTTAGTATTGTTAGTAACCTTTGTGCCATCTGCCACAGTGATTATTGTTTCTGTTAGATCAATATTCTCTGAAAGTTGAGTGATTTGAGAACCATCATAATCTTTTGTTGCTTTAGGAACAACTGTATATGTTAGATCCCTTGAGTATGATCCTGTGCCTCTATTACCAGCAACAAGACCAATTTGAGTTTTTCTAATTACTTGATCTGTGACATCTGATTGTGGTCCAAACAGATAAGTCTTTGCAGTAAATCTTAAAGTATAAATTATAGCTCTTCTAGTATCAAAATTACCTTCATAATCATCTTCCATGCTTACACTATCCAATTGAATAGCAATATCTCTTTTTTCTTTTAAATTACCTAGAAAATTAATTGGAAGATGATATACTGGTTGAAAGTAAGGTAAAATCTGTTCTGCAATTTGAAGAATATCATCATTAAGTTTAGCCATTATTGCTAATTCAAATGACATATTGTAAGGAACAGGTAAATAACCTTTTTTTAAATCTGTTCCTGTAGCAGGGTCTTTAACTACAAATGTTTGTGTTTGAGTTGTTTTTCTTGAGGGATCATACTGCATCCCATTAAATTCAAATGACATTCTTGGCAATGACATTTGAGTTGGTTTATTTAAATCTGATTGCTGCTCAAGTCTTGCTAAAAACTTTTGAGTAGGACCATAAGCCAAAGGAACTTTAATAACACTTGTAGTGCTATCTGAGGAGTCTTTATGTCTTATTTCAATATTGTTGAATAATGATCCAAAAGAAATAATAACAGATCTAAAAATCTCGTTATAGAAATACTCAAACATAGTATTTTTTTATTATACTACTATTTAACAATATTTTAACTAAGGCATTCCAAAGGGGTTTGTTTCAGTGAAGTCAATAACATTATCTGCTTTTGTTTCAATAATATCATTACTTGCAAAAGGATCAACTACATCATTAGTGTTAGTAAGTCTTATACTATAAGTTGCACCTGATTCATTACCTATAATCTGTTCCCCAATACCAAATGCTCCATCAACAATTGATATTTCTAGAGTGTTATTAACAGAATCCCATTCCTTAACTCTTGCAGTAGTTCCTGAATTTTGACCAGTGATTATTTCATTGAATACAAAATTTCCAGTTGCTGTCACTCCTGGTGGCGTGTCAAATGTAATTGTAGGTGCAGATGTATAACCTAATCCTGGATTGGTAATAAACACTGATGTGATGATTCCAGCAGAATTCACATGTCCAACACCTGTTGCAGTTGTTCCAGATGTTGGTGCTGTAAATGCAATATTTGGATTTGAAGTATATCCAGATCCAGCATTTGAAAGAGTAATTGTTTGAACAATACCAAGATTAGATGAAATGCCAGTGGTTGCTGCTGCTCCTGATCCACCTCCACCACTTATTGAAATAGCAGGAGCTACGGTATATCCACATCCTGTATTAGTAAGAAGAATTGCAGATATTTTACCTCCAAAATTTCCATCACAATTAATAAAATCATTTGTAACAGAAGCAATACCAACAGCAGTAACCTCCCCACTTGGTGCTGAAGAGAATCCAATTGTTGGTTGATGAGTATATCCATTACCCATGTTTGTTATGGTTATACTACTAACACCACCAGTTGTACAGATTCCAACAGAACCTGCTGCAGTGATTGCTGATCCAATTAGTGTTAAAGTTTGTATATAACCAATTTGAGATATTTCATCATCAATAGTTTCTACCCCAGTGTCTATAACTTCATCTTCATATCTAAACAGTTCACATCTTAGTGTGTACACATAATTTTTCTTAAGTTGATAAAATGGCAATTCATGTTCAACATATTTAATTTCAAATAATCTATCACCTAGTGGGAAATAAATTATATCACCTTCTTTTGGTCTTGCTGATAACTCAATATTAGATAAATTTTTTGTAAGAGGAGTAATATAATTTTCAAATCTCTCTCTTGATATAATAAGAGTTAAATCATCTTGTTCTTGTATTCCAAATTTAGAAAGAACAGTTCCTTGACCACCATATCCTTCATAATTATCAACATACGCTTCAATTGGATAAGCATCATCAAATTTAGATTCAATTACTTCTTTTATTACAGTTGTTTTTGTTATGTATTTACGTGGAATGTAGAAAATCTCAACGCCATACATTTTTAGTTGTTCATTAACAAGGCTTTGAACTAGACCCTGTTCACTTTTAGAACCATTTAGGAAATATGAATTTAAAACCATGATTAACCTATTAAATCTAAAGGTGGAATTTCATATGTGCTCAACATTTGTGTTCTTATTTCATCAACTTCTCTCTGACCATCATCATAAAGTTGTCTTCCATTAAATTCAATTCCACCTGGCAATTTTACACCTGAGAATTTAATTAAATTTTGACCCCACTGTCTTTTCATTATGGCTGTGAAATATCTTTTTAAAAATGTGTCATTGTAAACTCTGGAATAATCATTTGGATCAAGAGTTCTCCAACAATCAAGAACTATATAATCACCAACATTTATTTGATTGTAATCAATATCAAGATAAAGTCTATCTTGTCTTTGATTGAATCTTACTTGCTTATGTGTATTTAAAAGAAAATTCAGTGTCTCCAAATAATTCATAGCCATTGAATATGAAAGTATATTAGTACTTCCTAAGTAATACATATCATTTAAAAATAATTGATATTTAAAACTAAACATATTACTGACACTTATAGACTGAGCATCATCATATTGAAATATTTTATTTATTCCTATTACAGAAGGAGGGACTGGTATATAGTTTGAATTTTCATACCAAGTAGCAGTAGTAGTTCCACTACTTGGATATGATGTGGTTGCTGTAGTGGATGCTATGTCTTTATTATTATCTCCATCTGCTGCTTGAGGTCTTGCCTTACCTCTATCAATATCATCTTGAGTTACTTTATATTTTAAAAAAGTCTGAATAACACCGTCATAATGTCTTTCATGAAAAGTTTGAATGGCATCATCCAATAGATCATCAATTTGCTCATCAGCAATATTAATTTCAACGACAGGAGCTCCTAACTGCCTTAAAGCATAGTCCACCAATCCTTGTCTAGTATCTGGTTGTGCCATTTATACGTATACTTTTTAGTATTTAGATTAGAGTATACCTCCTTCAACAATTATATTACCTGAAAGCATTTTAAAATATGTAGATGCTGAACTAACTGCTGTAACTTCATAAAAATATCTTCCTGGTTTTAAATTTTGTGATATTGAAGATGAAATACCAACATTAAATTGACCATCTGCAGCACTTGTGATACCAATTGTTAACTGTGTGGTAGTATTTGGACCAAATGATGCTCCAATTGAAATAGATTTACTAATTCTACCAAACATAGTATATCCACTAAAATCAAAAGATGCACTACTTAAATTATTTGCTTGAAATGTTGATTTAAAAGTAGATCCTCTATTGATAACTAGATTAGCACCATACGCCACACCAGCATCTGGATTAAATTTAAATGTGTTATTGGCCATTTGCTAATTTTTTAAGAAGGTTTTTAATATCATCTAGATCATTTTTCATGTCTTGAAAACTTTGTTCAAGATCTTCCACTCTTTCATTATTTTTAATCATTTTTTTTCTATTCTCAATATATCTATCAAAATCAGAGACATTATCATTTAAGATTGCATTACTATTTGTGTCTCTGTACAGTCCATCACGATTTTTTACTTTTAAATAAGACATTATGCTAAGGCAATTGCTCTAAGAGATCTGATTTGAGGAACAAATGCTTGATTTGTACTTGTTCCAATAATTTTAATTCTAAAAGAATTAAATGATGGTTGATTATCAATTGTAAATGTGTATTCTCTAAAGTTAGCACTGGAAGGATCGGGAGTATAAGCGTCAATTTTATTAACTTTTATACTTGATTTTCCATTATTATTAGCAGGATTTATAACAGCTCCACCCCTTGTAGAATCTATATTTTCAAAACCAGGGAAGGGTACAAATACTGTTTGATCAAGAGATACTTGTTGATTTAGAGCATAGAAAACTCTAATATCACTTTCAGTATTAACATAAGCATTAAGTAAAACTCTCAAAGCTGTTGATGAATTACTCAAAGCAATATTTTTGGTTATATAAGTAAAGTTAGTTGGATCATTTTCATAAGATGAAACTCTTAAATCAGTGGCATAATTTGTGACTACAGAATTGACTCTATTTGAAATCAATTGTATTGATGATTGATCCAAATCAATCATAGGACTTAATTTTGGATTAGTTGTGGACAAATCTAATTTCATTGTAAGAGATTTGTTTCCTGGTAATGAATTTAAGAAAGTATTTTCATTTACTTTTGCAGAAACCATTCTCAAACTATTAAAGTAATTTTGTCTGTTAATAGTTATATTTTCAAATCCTTGATCAACAAATGGTGATTCATTACCACTTATGCTAGTTTCGCTAACTGTTCTTAGTGAAGCATCTATATTTGTTTGAGTTGGAGTGATAACATTTATCACTGGTTTTACTATTGAGAATGGAACATTATAAGTAGCTTTACATTGTTCACCACCCACTTCTTTGGTTTCATTAAATTTGAGAGCAGAGAAACTTCCAGAACCAGTTCTATTAGTTCCATCAGTAGCCATTCCAACCTTAACATGATAAGAATCAAGAGTTATAGGATTAGATACTGTAACTTCATTTAAATTATGCTGTTTATTTATTCTTCTAAGTGATACTCCTCCCAATTCATACTTACTTACAGCAGCACTTGCACTGTGAGATGTAGTAACAGTATTATCAACTCCTCTACCAACACCTGTAAGGGTAGTAACAGTTGTTCCAGTATAAGATATAATTTCATCACCAATCTTAACATATCCTGGATTGGTAGCACCAACAGCAATATTTTCAAATGATGTAAATATACCAACTGATGCAATTGTTATGGCATCAGAACCACTAGATGTATTTGAATACGCATTAATAAGAGATACTGGATCTAGATCACTTATAATATTTTTCAATTGAACAATATTTGAATTACTATGCATTCCATGATTCAAATGAGATACTTTAATGTGTTGTCCATCAGAAACATTTATAATTGAACCTGTTGGTACAACAGCTCCTCCAAGAGCAGCATTAATTGAAGTTGTTCCAACTCCTGGTTTTTGATAAAGAAGATCTCTACCTTCTATTGTACTAAAATCACCCTGAACACCAACAAGAGTTAATTCATTAACACCTGCTGTATCTGATACAGTAAGTCTTAATCCAGATCCAAGAGGATTTGCACCAATCTGTGTGGGAGTTAATACATCTCCAACAAAGTATCCTTTACCACCACTGTTTATAGTTGCAGCAATAGCAACTCCATTTTCAATAGTAATGTTAGCAGAGGCATTGATACCTGTTCCAGTAACAGAAGTTAAAGATACATTATCATACTGCTGTCCTCCAACTGCTGGAGTAAATCCAAATCCAGGATTAGTGATGGTAAGAGGTGTTTGGGAGATTGAAGAACCAGATGAAACTAATTTTCCAGAAACAACTGTATCTTTTTGAGTAACTGTTGTTCCAGGAGTAAAATCAATATCTGCTACTGTAGTTCCTAATCCCACTCTCACCTCATTTCTGATAATTGTAATGGGATTATTTTTCATTACTTCCTGCGAAAATGGAAGATCTGGATTATAGAAATTAACAGTTCCATTACTTTGGAAATTTGCCCTATTTAATCTAAATTTCAAATCTTCAAACTGACTTGGAGTCCAAGTGGAACCTGTTTGTGACTTGAAGAGAGATCCTAATGTTGGTTGAGTTGAAACAAGAGTTTGAGAACCTTCAGCAAAACCAATACTACTAATATCTATTTCACCAAGTCTTGAAATCCAAACTCTATAAT